TCATCCTCTAACTCATCATCCATTTGTCCTGAAAATGTAAAATCCTTTATCCAATTTATACTTAACTGCCAACAAGATGATACTTTAAACGATCGGATTTGATCTTCGCGTTCCACTACCAATCTTAGTGCAGGCGTTTGACAGCGCCCCGCTGATAAAGAGGGAGCAATATGCCACAATAAAGGACTTATTGTAAATCCAATCATTATGTCAAGCATAGCCCGTGTCTTTTGAGTATTCACTCGGTTCATATCAATAATGCCTGGATTATCAATCGCTATTTTTAATGCTTTCTCTGTAATTTCTGTAAATGTGACTCGCTTTGCAGTATTAGGATTTAACTTTAACAATAAACACACAGAATACGCAATTTGTTCTCCTTCATAATCTCTATCCGCCCCCAAATAAATATCACATCCTTTTGATTCGTCTTTTAATTGTTTAATAGCTTTTGCTTTTTCTTTTATGTATTCATATGATGGCTCAAAATTATTCTTGAGAAAATTGAGATTTTGTTCCAATCCTCTTATATGCCCTAATGATGCGACCACTTTCCATTCAGACCCTAAATATTTCTGAATTGTTTTCTGTTTTCCTGGACTTTCAATAATAAGCAATTTCATTTTTTACATTTTTTTTTTATTATTTATTAAAATCAAATTTTTTAATATAAACAAACTTTTTGTAATTATTATTTAGAATGATTAATCAATCAAGCGGTCAAGGGGCTCTTTTTGAACTCGTTGCCCGCGGAGTAAAAGATACTTACTTTGTAAAAGACTCAAAAGATAGTTATTTTCCATATAATACACAATATGATTCCTCCATACCTCATTTAGCAGAACGCAAATTAAACATCCCTATAAATGGAGCTACTTTTGGCAACACATTTGAAGTTGAAATCGAGACATATGGAGATATTATGACAGAATGTGCTTTTGAAATTGATCTACCCACATGGCTTCCTCCATTACCTATCTCTATGGATATGATATTACATGATCCATCTATTGCGAATGGGCTATATCCTATTACGTCGACTTCTAATTATTCATATGGATATGTTAATTATATAGGATATTTTCTCTTTGAAAAAATACAGTTCTATCAAGATCAGTTCTTAATTCAAGAATGGAGTGGCGATGGACTTTTAGCTAAACAGATGACAGAAGGATCGTATAATAGCAGTTTTTTACAACAAACCATTGGAGGATTAAATGAAACGGTGGATTTATTCACAAATCAACCGACGGATCGAGGTATTCAACTTCGTGCTACTCCAGGACATTTACGACTTAAACTACCACTTCCAGGATTACAATGTCCTGGTGACGGAGGATTTCCATTAACTGCAATGCCCTGGCAAAAATTTCGCATTAAGGCAACCCTTCGAAAATTGGAAGACTTAATTGTATGTTCCTGTGATTCCAGTTTAAAACCTGAACCATGGAATGTTCTCTTTAAAATGATTCTGGATACACCATCCCCACCAATATCTTTTACAACTCCAGGCACATATACTTGGATCGCACCACGTGGAGTCACTACTATTTCTATATTAATTGTTGCGGGTGGCGGCGGTGGTGGAGCTGGATGTGGTGGAGGTGGTGGAGGTGGAGGTGTTATTTATACTTCGTATCCAGTAGTACCTGGTACAACCTATAATATAGTGATTGGTGTTGGAGGTGTTGGTGGAGTTACAGGAGGTATAACAGGTTTAGGTGAAAATGGCGGCAATTCAGTATTTGATACATTAGTCGCAGTAGGAGGTGGAGCAGGAGGCAGTAATTCTATCAATGGAAATCCAGGTGGTTCTGGTGGTGGTGGAGGTCAAGATACACGCTCCATAGAGAGTGGTGGAAATGGAGATGATCCTGCCAGCGGCACATTGAATCAAGGACATTCAGGCGCAGTTGGTTACTATTCTGGCATGTTTTCAGGAGGCGGTGGTGGTGGCGCATACAATTCAGGAACTTCAGGAACTGGAGATGAAATAGATGGCATAGGCGGTGAAGGCGGTATTGGTATCAATATTAATGATACATATTATGGAGCAGGAGGTGGTGGTGGTGTTTTTAATGGTGGAACATCTGCTCCTTCTGCCTCAAATGTAGGAGGTGTAGGTGGTAATGATACATCTAAAAATGGCACAAATGCAATCGGTTATGGAAATGGTGGTGGTGGCGGCGGCATAAGTGGCATAGGTGGAACAGGTGGGAATGGTAGTGGCGGAATTATAATTATTAATTATATTAATGAAGCAGGTTTATATACTTTCTCACCAAAACCCCTGTCTGATATAGGACAACCAACTATTCAACTTTCTACCATTCAACATTATGTACCTTTGAAAGTACAACAAGAATTAAGGTCAAACCCCATTCAAATACCTTTCAGGCGTCAATTTGAAAATAATTTTACATTTGGAGAATTGGATTATGTATCATTGGATAATGGTGGAACAGCTATTGTAACTCGACGGCTTGATGGACGACATCCAACCGAAAGGATTTTCTGGTTTTTTAGGACTCAAAATTCGATCAACCGAAATCAATTAGATAATTTCTATAATAATTATTTTGATTTTAATTCAAATATGCAGGCTTTCACACAGCCCTATGGAAATTTTTATTATAATATGAAACTTGTAATTGCAGGAAGAGATCGTGAAAGTATGCATGAACCTTTTGTATGGCAAGACATATCACAACTTGTCAAAGATGAAAAAGGATGCGGTGTCAATATTGGCGAAATGAAATGGACGACTGGTGAAAAATACGGTACTATATATCCTACTCCAAGACAACCAGAAGGAACTATTAATTTCACAACGGCTGATAGACCCACATTGTATATAGAATTAGCCAATATACGACCTGATATATTAGGACAACGTAAATCTGAATTTCGAGTATTTACTGAAGGATGGAGTGTATATGATATTCGAGAAGGAAGATGTCGATTATTATTTGCTAATTAATATCTTTGAATCTGTTTTCTGGAACATTAGGAAGAGCCTATAAAAGTTATGAAAAGAAATTTAATATAAATTCAGAAGTAAAAGAGGTATTTTTCAAATATAATCGCATTTTACTGCAATTAGCTTATCAGTCCCATTCGGTTCATTGATTACACGAAATGGTTTTCCACACCCTATAATTTGATTTGTTTGAACCAATCTATCACATTCTTCTTTAGGTGTATGAGGGTTCATTGGCTGCATATTTAAATATACACCATGACGAAAAATACGACAATTTAATTCATTTCTTTGAACTATTATTCCCCCATTGCAATGCGGACATGATAATTCATACATTTATTATTATAGAGATTAAAACCCTTTTACCCATTCTGCTACTTTCATTGTATCAGATGATGCAAAAAGAGGCTGTGGTTTTCCGTTTATAATTGCTAAAAATACTGGAATCGATCGTACTCCGCAATATCCTGGCGTATATTTATTTTCATCTATATCACATTTATACCATTTTATTTTATTATGTAAGGAAACTAAATAATCTTTATCTAATTTTCCACAAGGACCGCACCAAGATGCAGTAAATAGAACAATACATATAGGATCATTCGGGATTTTCAGGAGACTTTCGAAAAACTCCTGGCTCGGGAGGGGAATCATTTGGTTCATCATTCTTTTTTGAGCGACGATAAGTTAAAATAAATCCAGACACAGCAATCATTGCAATTGTCCCCATAAAAACATATGGTAATAAGGATGAATTGCCACCACCGTGTTGTAATATCGGTTCTTTTACTAATTCTGGGTGTACGGCATTTGCAGATAATTCACTTTGTTTTTTATCAAATTCTCCAACAATACCCATTCCATTTAATAAACCTGTAATTATATCCATACCTTTTATGATAAATTTACTAAATGTACCAATAAGTAAAGTAACTACTCCTACTATACTATTTATTGCATTAAATGGTGCTTCAAATGATTCTTTTAAAGGGTTAATTAAATCTTTAAAAACTGGAAATGTTTCAAAAAATGTATCGCTCATCGATTTTTTAGGAGCACCAAAATATTCATAATATCGACCTGTTACATCTGTTGTTTTAAATACAAACATTAATTGTTTATAGGCCCACCATATAAATGCTACAGGCGAAAGAAACATTGATAATACACACATAACGCGTATTATACCATTACTTGTATCACCCACTACAAAAGAATCTAATCCAAAAAATCCTCCAACAAAAAGTGCTAATCCATATAGAAAAAAGGACAGATGTTTTTTATCTGGTTTATCTTGTATTAAGCATCCAGCACCAATTCCAGATGGACCATATCCTGGAATATTTAGACCAAATACTTTAACAATTTTTCTATTAAAAAATGCCTGAAATACATCATATATCCACCAACTACCTAAAAAGTTTATATTAACAAGTGTTTTGAGAATACATGTTAAAGGCGAACGTAGGTATAAATGATCTAATCCAAAAAATCCTCCAAAAAGAGATAATCCAAGAAATACATTATATGATAAATATTTGGCATCTTTAGCGGGTGCACTACTCACATGATCTGATGATACTTGATTATCTAACCAATACGCAAGGGAAGAAGTAGAGCTCATTACTGTCTAATGTGACTTTTTTAGCTGTATATTTGACTCAAATTGTAAATAGAAGACCTCCAAAACCATTAATTACACGAAATACATTATAATTGTGTCCGTAAATGACAATATGACAATTACCCCTTTGTTTATATTCTGGTAAGCACGTATTACTTAATACTGGATTCATTTGAATCTGCCATACGATACTATCAATTCTACTTGCATTCATTGTTCCAGTAGGTTGAGCGTCTTCTGGTCTTAATGCGAAAGAGTAATTATATATGAAAGAATTGACCGGAGTGGTAGTATGACGTTCGTAAGGTTGTTGCAGTCTAAAATATAATGGACCTCTTTTTTCGAAACGATCATATCCATCCAATAACAATTTGGCGCTTGATATTAAATCCATACGATCACTTGGAGCATTAGAATTCATATAATCTGCCACATGATAGTCCCCTTCTGATGGAATTGGCTCATTAATCGCTAAATTACTATAATTAAACCATTCATTTCGATTTGTCATTTCATCTCTTTGCACCACAAATATAAATTCCTTAATCGGATGATTAAATTCAACGGGTATCGTTGCAGTTGCCTGCTGGGCGGTTACAGAATATGGCGGAGTGTATTGTACTTGCTCGATAATATATTCATGTGATGTACTAACGAATTTACGCCGCTCTTCCACGTCCAAATATACATATTCACCCCATAACATCATATTTACAATAGGTGTCGTACAATTCACATTTATAGTACATGCTGGTTTCCAGCTACAATCTGGAATCAACGGAGGTTCTACCCAAAATAATTGCTGTACTGGGCGTAATGTTATATTAATACGTATAGGGTGATATTGTAAAGCTAATAATGGCAAATATAGTCCTGGGTTTTGACAAAAATAGAACTGAAGAGGTATTAAAAGTCGCAACCCTTCTGATTTTGATCCTGGTTTGATGTTTGGTGGATTATACAGCTCAGTACGACCTATCATCTCATTCAATGCATCTCGTTG